GTCCCGATTTAGTAAACATATTTATTGTGTCTGAATGAAAAGGTTTATATTCTCCATCTCTTCTCCAATCACCACAAACCCAAACACAAAATCCGCCTGGTTTTAAAACTCTTTCTATGTTGTCTCCACAAACTTGTATCCTATCACAAAAGTCTTCATACTTTCTTAAATCGGATAACTGACCTTCTGCACTTTCGTATCTTTCTATATCACCGTAAGGTGGACAAGTCATAACTAAGTTTGCACATTCGTCATCAGTGTGTTTCATTTCACACCCGTCATCTTCTATAATATCATAATGACCGTCAAAGGAATGTCTTCCCATTTCTTCTCTAACCTTTTCTACTGTTTCAGAAGATACGTCATACCCGTAATATTCTCTTCCTAAACTTGCAGACACAAATGCACGAGTCATTCTTCCTGCAAATGGGTCAACGATTGTGTCTCCAACCATAGACCAATAGTGAACAATATTCTCACACAATCCTGCGTGGAACTCAGACATCATTAAACCATTAGGAAGACGAGGACAAACACCTCTCTTCTCTTCGTATGCAGTTAGATATGCATCGTTCCAGTTGTTCTTTGAAGACTTTGTTGGTGTAATTACTGATTGTGGGTTCCAACCAAACTGGTCAATAACCCTCTCGTTCTCATTCCAAGGCAGAATGTTTTTATAATATTCACTTTTCATAATTCTAAAATAAGTGTGTCAGTCGCCCCACGCCTTACAGCATTCCCGCTCTGCACCAGTTGAACCGCTTTGTTTGCTTCCAACTTTGCCCTTACGAAGTACCCCCACAGTTTTTTCCACGGCCTTCGTGAATGCATAGTCTTGTCATTTATATTCATAATAAAAACCTATGCACCCCAATAGAAATTAGTCTTGTGCTAACTTCTTAAAGTAATCCATTGCATCGTCTTCGGAAGAAGCAGATACACCTGCAGAAGTATCTGCAGATTCGATTACTGGTTCACTTGCTGTTGAAGCAGTGTTTACATTAGACCATGGCACTTCTTCCAAGTCTTCTGCAACTGATTCAGCAGTAGAGGTAGACCCGACTGTTCCGAGAACTCTTTCAAGTTTCTCTTTGAGTTCTTCGTAAGACTTGAACTCTTCGGGTGCGATTACAGCTGATAAAGAATGAACTTGACTAAACACTTGGTTTATTTGTTCTTCATTATCAAATAAAGGTGCAACAGAATCAAATTCAGATTTGTCGTAGTTCCAGTAACCATCAACTTTTCTGATTTTAATTTTAAAGTTAGCGCCTTCTCCTCTTAGGTCAAAAGGATTGATTGCGTTCTCATCTTCAAATGCAGGTGAGATTGCTTCCTTAAGAGCTTCAAAGATTTTTTTACCGTATCTGTATTTAAACACTTTCCCTTCGTTATCGGGATTTTTAGGGTCTGAAACAACATATACGTTAGAAACATAATGCAGTCTGCGTTTTTGTTTCCTCGCAATTTCTTTATTTGCTTCAATCCCAGTATTCCACAACGAAGTGTTGTATTCACTTACAGGGTCTTTTTTATTAAGAGTCGTTAAAGACTTCTCAATATACCAACCGCCTGGGCCTTGAAAGCCGTGGTCGAAGTAAGATACCCAAGGCATCTCTTCTCCTTCGGGAGTCGGTAGGAAACGAATCACTGCGTAACCATTACCAGTTTTATCCAGTTCGGGTTTCCACATTGTGTCGTCATTGTAGGATTTTTTTGCACCTTCTGAGGGTGAAGCAGATTCCATAGCTGCTCTTAGTTTGTCTAAACTACTACTCATTGTATTCTCCTATTGTATTACAATTATATCGCATTTTATTAACAATTTTATCAAGACTCTAGACCTAAACCTAGAATCCACCTATCACTTATTTCATAATAAGGTAATTCATTATACTTGATTTCGTCCTCTTTGTCTAGAGGGTTTTTCCAATATAATGAACCTTTTCCATAGAACCATTCTAATAGTGCTATGAACTGAGAACGTTGAACTTGTAGAACAGCGTCCTCAGTTGTATATTTAGTCGGATAGTTATCACTACCTTCGTAAATATTTGAAGGTTCCCCTTCAAATTCTAATCCATCGAATCCAATTAGATTGATGTTTTTAACACCTAGTGTCATTGCATATCCTAATGCAGACATTCCAGTCATTAAGTTTTTTAAATTCGGTTCGTTGTATGTTGTAATCAAATGTGGATTCTTTAATCCAAGAAAATCTGTTCTACTATCATTTCCCTGTATGATAAAATGTGAATCATCTTCCTTTACACTAACTACAGGGTTATTAAAGTCGGGAACAAACATTTCTAACAGTTCCATAGGTAACGGGTCAATGTCTGCGAATGCAACTTTATTACTCGCATAGTATCCCGATTCAACTATCTCTTTTTGTACAGGCATATCAACTGCAAATACTAAATCACATTTATCTGTATCTCTGTAGATTGCATTACAACCCCAAACTGGGTGTTCAGTATCAAATTCAAAATCCAATCTACTTGGCCCGTTTCCTAATATGGTTACTTCTTCTAACATAAATCTATCAATGTGGTTCTAAACTTTTGGTAATCATAAGTTAAGAATGTTTTATACTTCTTCACTAGTCTATGTACTTCGGGATACACTAACTGTTCTGATATTAAGTGTTTCCATTCCGTATCGCACATATCAATAATGTCGTCCATAATACAAAGTGTCTCTAGTGAAATCTTTTTTGCAAGATATTGTTTAAGTAGAATGGGGTGTTGTCCATTCTGAACATTAAGAACTTTATTAATATGTTTCTTTCTCAATAGGTCTGACACTTCTGTTTTAAACATATAAGATAACTTCTGATTTCTTTTCTTCCATTCCTTATATCTTTTATCGCATTCTTCATCTAACAAATCACCTGCCCAATAATCTTTATATGAAAGATTCGCAACGTAAAAATCCTGCAGGTCTTGTTTATAAGTTTTAAATAACTTACCAAAATGATACTTATCTTTTCTTTTTAGAAATGAGTTTATATCTGATTTAACTTTACCGTTGTATTTTACAAAGTCATATGAGTCGGAATGGAAGTGCAACTTTATCCCAAGATAAAGTGTATATGCATCATATCCATCTCGACTGGTCATTACGACTTAACTAAAGTTAAACCACTTGTTGCTTCTAAATGTGCATCTGCGACCTTCTGATTTGAAGGAACAACAAACACTACCTGTTGGAATGTTGCAGTTTTAGGATTCTCTTCCCCAGTTGCGGCCAATCCTTTTGCAAATCCCATTGAACCGTCTTGAGGGTTCGATAGAATCATTCTTGGATTCTCCAACTCAACCATTGCATCTTCCATAGAGACCAGTTTACCAACATACTCTCCACTGATTGTAACGACTGTTACTATATCACCTTTTTCCATAATATACTCCTATTCTTCGAAAAAACTTGTTAACTTTGCTCTACCCACCTTTCCACGATTAACCATATTGAGACCTTGTGCCTCTGCTTCTAGTTTCTCTTTTAGTGGTATTGAAATAAATCTTTTTGCAGATTCGGGTTCTAGATTATTTTTTTCACATACTGAAATAATCGCATCCATAACATCTGTCTTTGACCTAAGTAGAAGTTGTTCTACTTGTTCTGTAAATTCCTTTTTACTAATCATATTATACTCCGTATACGTTTCGATATTGTTGTCTAAGACCATAAAGTTTATCGACATATTCTCTAGGGTCTGCACCAAACACTTGACAGAAACCACCGTCAACAGCAACTACTGCTATGATTTGGTCTATAACTTCACCTGTAAGTTCTTCAACCATAATTGCATATGCAGTCATTTGATGAAACCAACCCTCTGCCATATATTCTTCTTTTGGTTTTGAACTGGTTTTAAAATCTATAATACAAAGTTCATCGTCCCACATTCCAACACAATCTACTTGTCCTGCCATTTCTAATGAATCACTATACATACCTGCTTCCAAAGCGATAGGTACAATACTATCCAGTACAGGTTGAACTGCTTCAAACATTGAGGATTCCATTATGTTATTAAAAAACACTGGTTCTTCTGCACGAAGATATTGTTCAAATATATTGTGCATTCTAGTTCCTCTTGTAGTTGCTTGTTTTGTAATTTTGTTTGCAGTTTCCTCTCCAACTCTTTCTCTCCATAATTTAATATGGTCTCTAGAAAGTAAACCTGTAACAGTTGTTACACTTGGATACTTTTTACCTTCGGGTGTTTGATAATATCTTTTACCATTCTCTTGCACACGACTCATAGTTTCCTGCAGTTGTTCCAAATCATTAATCGCAATTAAATTTTCCATTACTTCTTTCCTTTGGACTGTATGTCCATATGTTTTTTAATCACGTCAATACTTTTCTGTTTTTTAATATCAACACCATTATATCTTTTGTCAACTGTTGAGCCTGGATATGCTTTACCCACGTTCGATAATACTTCTTTAAAACCTGCATCTGTTTTAACACGGTCTCCTACACCACCAACAAAGTTTGGTGCAGAAACTTGTTGTTTAAGGTGGGGATTGTTTAGTTTGAAATCGTCAAGGTCTCGCCATGACATTGTGTATTCAACGAGTTCACCAGTTTCTTCATTATAAAAATCGTATCTAGGCATATGCTTCCATAAAATTAGGGACTGGTCTATTAGTCCATTTCGCAAAGTCTTTCTTGTATATTGCATAGTATTTATGGTATGCATTTATACTATCTCCTCGAACTTTGACATCATTAGGCATACACTGAGGTGGTTCATGCCATTCACCTAGTGTAATATTGTTTGGTAAATTGTCCAACAAGTGTCTGAGTTTTTTATCAGTCAAATGAACTTTACCATATCGATAGGTATACTCATCACATAGTGCAACAAACATATCATATGCATATTGGTATTGAAT